TACTAGCTGGAGGTTTCATTGGTTATGCTTATAAAGATGAAATCAGTAACGCTATTGAATCTATCAGATCTCATTTAAAATAGACTTGAAATTTGTTGCACTGCAACATATATAGTTTCCATTAACCAATGGAGAATACTATGTTAGATTATAAATCTTTCAGAGAATACTGGACTAAGTTTTATGCAGATGCTTTTGAAGATGTTAAAACATTTTGGAAAGATTATGCTAAAAGTGTAGAACAGTTCTACAATAAAAAATAAATTATATTTATAATTCAATAAGTTATAAAAAATAATTTTATTTACTTATTATTCAATTAACACTAGTTGGCTTTTGCCAAACCAACTAATAGGAGTTAGCATGGCAAAGAAAAAGAAATCAGCTGAAGATATTATCTATGAGATTAAAGATCTCCTTGATGATCTTGAGCTAAAGATAAATCCAGAAGATTCTTATGATGATGAATCAGAAGATGAGGATCTTGATATAGACGAAGAAGACGACGAAGAATAGTCTATATAATAGGGGTGGTGAATAGCCACCCTTATTTTCAACACAATCTATAATTGACTTTTTATCCACAAACACTATACCTTGTGTATGAAGAGAAAGAAGACAGCTACATCTGGTACATCTATTCGTTTATCTGCACATGAAAAGATTTGTGCTGAACGAATGCAAACACTTATTAAAACAATAGATGAGTTACGCAGTGATGTTAAACAATTACATTCAGACATGAGTAAAGGCAAAGGCGTTATAGCTTTTCTAATTATTGTGGGTGGATTAGTTGGTTCTGTTCTTGCTATTCTAAAGTTCGTTAAATAAACAACACAGGGTTTTACATTGTTAAAGGCAGACAAAGGATTAGTATCTGAAGCATTAGCTCAAGCACACTTTGCTAAAGATCCAAACTTAATTGTATTCACAGCACTAGGTGGTGTTGGTCCAATAGATATTATAACTTATAACACTAAGACAAAAGAGTATCACAACTATGACGTTAAGACTGTATCATACAGAAAGTCAGCTACTAAATACGCACACAAAAAGAATGATCGTATAAATAGATCACCATCTAAAATACAAAAAGGTTTAAATGTTAAGATTGTTTATGTATATGAAGATGGTAAGATATTAATCAAATGAATTACGAAGACGTTAAGACACGCATAAAGAAACATGAAGGTTTCATAGCTAAGGTTTATCTTGACTCATTAGGTAAAGCTACCATTGGCTATGGTCATCTACTTACTGAAGATGATGATTTTGAAGAAGGTATTATCTACGACAAAGATATATTAGAAGAATTATTTGATAAAGATTTTAATAAAGCTAAGCAAGGTATGGAAGAATTAGTAGGTACATCACCATTACCTATGCTTGTTAAAGGAGTTATTATTGAGATGGTATTTCAACTAGGAAAGACTGGTGTTTCTAAGTTCAAGAATATGTTTGCAGCCTTAAACGAATTTGATTATACACGAGCTGCTGCAGAGATGATGAACTCAGCATGGTATAGACAAACACCAAGCAGATGCGAAGAGTTGTCTAACTTAGTTAGAAAGTGTCAGGTTTAAATGTTACAAATGTTAGGAGCAGTTGCACCTCTTGCTAAAATACTATTCAATACAATAGAAAAATCAGTACCTGATAAAGATTTACAAGCAAAGTTAAAAGCAGATTTACAAACACAATTACTACAATCAAGCACACAAGAATTAAAAGCAGCAGCGTCTATCGTAGAGGCTGAAGCAAAAGCAGGATGGTTTACTGCATCATGGCGACCACTATTAATGTATGTTCTTATATTTATTTTAATATGGAACTACATACTTGGTCCAATAGTTAAGTTCTTTTTTGGTGCAGCTATTACTATTGATCTTCCTGGCGATGTCTGGACATTATTACAAATAGGTTTAGGCGGTTATGTTGTAGGTAGATCAGGAGAATCTATCGCAAGAACTTTAGCTAATAAACCTAAAGAATAAAATGAGTGATCTAAAGTTAAGTGATCAAACACAAGTATCACTACCAATTAAAAATATTGTAGCCATTGTATCTGCTATCGTTGTTGCAGTCTGGACTTACTTTGGAATAGTTGAAAGACTTAATAGAATTGAAACTAATGAAAAGTTAATGTCGCAAGATCTTTTAAAGAAGGCTGAGCAAACTCCTAAGAACCAAGAGATGTATATGTTGATTGAGTATCAAGCTAAATCAATAGACAAGCATTCTAAACAATTAGAAGAAAACGTACACACTAAAGTTATCATTAGCCAATTAGAAAAGAAGATAGATAAGTTAGAAAAAGAATTAGATTCATTAAGAGGTAAGTAATGGGTGAGATTGTATTTGCTTTACTTATGTTTCTTAATGGTAAGTTAGAAAACTATTCACCTAAAATTAATCTTGCTGATTGCTTAGAACAGAAACGTAAAGTAGAACGTGATGGTGGCACAGATACTGTAAGAATGGAATGCAAAGAAGTTGAAGCAATTGTTGAAACTGATAAGCATGGTGTTAAAAGAATAAGAGAAATTAAAGGAATTAAATAATGTCAGATCAAATTACTACAATGTTTGCACAAGCGTATTCTAAGAAGAAACCTACTTTGCTTGCACAGCAAGGATCTAATGTTAAAGTAAAAATTAAAAATGGCAAAAAGAAACTTAGAAAATAAACACATTCGTAAACCACCTAAGAAAAGAAAAGGTAGGCACACAAAGAAAATAAACAAGCATAAGACATATAAAGAATATGCTGGTCAGGGGAGAGTATAGTTTATGTTAAATGTCAAATGTATTTTTTGGTTAAGAAAAGGATTTTGTGCTTTACTAAAACAGTGTAAATGCTTTAAGATAAATGAGGATGACTACAACCCTTTTAGAGAGAAATTATAATGGTTAAAAAAATGTATCAAAATCCTAGCGGTGGTTTAAACGAAGCTGGTCGTAAATACTTTAATCGTACTGAAGGATCTAATCTTAAAGCTCCTGTTAAATCTGGTGTTAATCCAAGACGAGTTTCTTTTGCTGCGAGATTTGGTGGGATGAAGGGATCTTTACTTTCTAAATCTGGTAAGCCAACAAGATTAAAGCTAGCACTTAAAGCCTGGGGATTCTCAAGTAAAGAAGCTGCCAGAAACTTTGCTGCAAGACATAAGAAGAGTTAATGGGTAAGAGAAAAGAAATATTAAAGAGCTGTGGTAACTGCCATATCTGTGGCAAAGAACACATGAGTAACGAAGGTGGCTGGGTTATAAACGCTGAGAAACTTAACTTCTGCCATAGTCTTGATCATAGTTGCTATGATATTTACTTTAATAATGTAAGAACATCAGAGAAACAAAAGGTTGTCATCAATACAGAAAATGATAAGCGTATGAATATGTACATAGAATATTTAAAATCTAAAAAGTGCAGACATAAATACGCAGGAGAATAAATGCCACTGAATAAAAAAGGTAAAAAGATTTTAGCAGAAATGCAAAAGGAATATGGTAAAGAAAAAGGTAAAGCTGTATTCTACGCATCAGAGAATAAAGGAACTATTAAAGGTGTAACAGGAAAGATGGCTAAAGGATTTAAATCCTTGCTATCAATGTAATATGGATAAATCTAAATATCACAAAACTAAAGAAGGTAAAACTGCTCGCAAAGGTTTATATTATAATATAAACAAACGTAAAGAAGCTGGTACATCAAGATCTAAATCTGAATCTACTATATCTAAGAAATCTTATAAGAGTTTGTTATCAGGTTTTAAAAAGTAATTACTTAACATTATCCATAACATATTTATATCTGTTCCAGATAATATGATCTGGTTTCCAGAAATGTTCCTTATTCATTTTCATTCTAACATGATGGATCATAGTTGTATGATCACGATTACCTAAGATAACTCCTATCTTTGTAAATGGCATTGCGTACTTATCTCTAAGAACATTAATTAAAATGGATCGTGCAATCACAGCTGATTGTATTCTAGTCTTAGTAAGTATTTCATTAACATCTATGCTAAGTTGATTGGCAACAATAGATAACATTTCTTTTACATTCTCAGGCACTACAACATCATTGATTGTTACATACTTAACAACTTCTTTAAAAACTGTATTCTGTTTAGTAACAACATGCTTTTTAAAAAACTCTCTGGCTAATTTATATCCAGTCTTAAAACCTAAACGATAAAGTTTGCGTTCTTTATCTGTTAAGTTTGCATACACATTAGTAGTGTATCTTAATTTAATTTGTTCCTTTAGCTGCTTTATGTTCATCATATTTATCTTCTTTCTGTCTTATACTTACTGAGTTTACTCTTATTGCTCCAACCTTAACTTTAATAAACAAACCTCGTTTATCAGGATCAATGGCATGTTCGGCTGTGTCAAATTCTTCTACATAAGTAAAATAACATTCACACTTTTTTAATCTTACAACCTTCATTATTTTTTATTCTGTCTAACTTGCTTAGTCATCTTACAATAGATAGATAGATCATCATAACTATCTGCTTTGTATTTCTTAGTGCAGCGATATAGTTTAAGTGCCATCATTATATGACCAACATCTTCTGGTTGTAATGCTACTTTAATTTTATTAAATAAAACTATAGAGAACAGCTCTGCAAGTAATGCAAAGTTTTCTTGGTAATCTCCATACTCTTGATTACGTTCTGCTATAATTCTTTTCTGAATTTTTTCTTCAATATCAATGAAGTCTGACTTGCTTACCATGTATATATCCTTTTCTGTTTTTTACTCTACCCCCAGGGAAACAACGTGAAAGGGTAGGCATGACTGCCTGATGAAAAACCCTAGGGATAGAATGAATAATAGTGTTACCTATTATTAGTATTGTCTATTACCGAAAGACTTATTGCTTGTAAATGGTTTCTTTTGAAATCCACCAGCTTTAAATCCTCCTTGTTTATTTTCTCCTGCTGCTGCTTGTGCTTCTTTTTTAGTTATGATCACAGTGTAACCACCTGTTGGTTCACCATCAATCGAAACTCCGTCGAATGCCGCATAATCGTACCATTCTCCATTAATGTTCACATTCATTTTCCAATTTTTTCCTTCTGGAGCTTTTGGAGAATTAGGTGCAACAAATACTGGTTGATTATCGCCTGGCTTTTTATTTAAGTTAGGAACAAGATTTAAATATATCTTATTCTTTGGTTGCTCGTTCATTATTATACCTCATTTTGAGTTGTGATCTCATCACGCTTACTATTGAATCTATTCAAGATAGAATTGTAAGTTGCGAGATCTTTTATTTTTATCTGATTTAGAAAATCTTTATTAGCACGCCACAGAAAGTCTAGCTTTGCTGTATGCGGAGCATAATCAATTTTCTTAGTCAGTTCATTAATTGTACTTTCATCATATCTAATATTGGCTGATGATGTACCTTTAGTAATCATAGGCTGTACTGG